GCTACAAAATTTTCCGAGTTTAATATACGCAGTTGATCAGTTATAATTGCTGACATTTTATCAAAGACTTTTTGTTTTTATTTATATTAAGTAAAGGACTCTTTTAAATCCCTAGTTCTAATGATCACAGGGCCAGTTTTGATTCCTGTAACACCATCATTATTAATAACAGTAAATGAACTGTTATCTTTCTTAGCAAAGTCGTGTAAACGACCCCAAGAGAATTTACCAAAGAATCCACCAGATCCAATATCGATACCTTCAGTTGAACTTACACTTACTGTGACTCTTTTCAAAGTAGTTGTGCCAATTCCAAAAGCAGGCCCTTGTATGGTTTTAGCACTATGCACTTTGTATATATTGTCTAGGAAAGAAGTTCCAATTCCCACTGGTGAAGTTCCAACTGCATTTTCATAAGCAGTCAATCCATTACCAACATTTGTTTCAAATGCCGTGAAGTAATATCCAGATGCAATACCACTCACAGTAATCGCAGATCCAACAACCGATGCATCACGAAGAACTGAGTCTTGTGGAATAAAGAGATCAAACTGCATTGCGGTTCCGATTCCAGCAACGATTGATGTACCAATTCCAACAATATGACCAAAGTCACCCTCATATTTAATATCTTTTATAGTATCTTGGATTATAGGTTCTGGTTCAATTAAAACTAATGGTGGATTTGTATTAGTATATCCAGAACCAGCATTCACAATATTAATTGCAGATATAGTTCCAAGACCAGACACAGTTGCAACTGCTGTTGCATTTGCGGATGTTGTTCCGATGCCAGCATGAATTGTTCCAATACCAGTAGTTACCCCGATTGAAACATGAGGTGTAACAGTAAATCCTGATCCACCATCTGATATGACAATATTTGATATTGTTCCAGCAACAGAAACAACTGCCGTTGCAGCAACACCTGTTTTATTTGTGCGATCAAGAATTAATATACTCTGTTCGACCTCAGTAAGATCATCAACTTGATTAAACAATGGAACTGCCGTATCAGTAAACACTTCTGTAGAACCAGCAGACACACTTTTAATAATATATGCTGTCGGACGAATGCCAGGTTCTAACTCAACTCTATCCTTACCAATTCCTATATTGTTAACAAATATGTCCTGTGTTTGTTTCTTCCAAGTTACTGGTCTTTCGAGCGTTCTAATTGTTGTGATACCAACATCAATATAAGTATTAGTTGTCACAGAGTCAGATGTGGTAATACCTGTGACTGTTCTTGGTTCTTGTTGGAATATATTACCAATACCAACATCAGGGTATTTATTGATTGTAAGACTATCACCAGTTTTTACAGTTTCTAAAATATCAACATCAATTACATCATTATCAGATCCACGATAGAAATAAATTCTTAATTTATCGTCAGATTTTGGAGCCTCAGTAAATGTAATTTGAGATCCACCTTTAAATACGTAACTCTCAAAAGGAACTTGTAAAATATCATTTAAGAATATCAAACAATTATCCTCAATACGAATTGGTGATCCTTTTCCAGATCTTAAAGTAATTGGAGTTTCAATCGCATTAATTGTTTTTGTGAGAGAGAATGTTTTTCTAGTTCCATCAAATAAATCTTCAAATGTATTTAATTTTTCTAATTCACCAAAAGTAAATCCAGCAAAACTGTCATTGAATACGTCAAGAACAGTTAGAGAGAAAGTTTTAAATGCATTACCAGCAGATGCATCAGTCAAAATACCAGCTTGTCCACCCTCTTCAATTGAGAGAACATCATTAATTTTATAATTATATCCAAAGTTTGTAATATCAAAACTAATAACACTTGATGCTGCACCAACACGAACTGATACTGATGCACCAATACCCGTAGCACTACCAACCAATCTCATATTTTCATAATTAAGTGGTTTTTCAAATTCGAGATTTGGTGGTGAAGACTGACTAAATCCTGACCCACCATTTGTGATTGTCACAGATGTGACCAAACCAGCGGTAACATTTGCCCTGCCTATTGTTGTAACACCAGAACTTGTAATAGCTTTGACGAGAATATTAGTTTGTAATCCAACACGATATCCAGATCCACTGTTGCCGATTGAAACGGACGATACCGTGCCAGAAGCGGATACAATTGCAGTTCCACCAGCAGCGACTAATGGTTGATAACCGAATGAAGCACTCTCTCCAACAGAAACAATAACACCACCTCTAGGCACCGATGAGACATTCACATCATAATTATTTGTAACTCCATCACCCGTAAAACTTACAGAGGTAATACCAGCAGTCTCTGAAATAATATAATCATCATTTGGATTTTGGAAAATTTCATTTAAAAGTAACACACCAGTATTAGTTGCAAATCCAGTTACATCTGAACCACCAGATTTTAAAATAAAGTTTGTAGCAACTCCTGTAAATTGTTCCTGAACAGTATCAAATACAAAATTATTAGAATATGTTTCTTGAGTTCCGCCAGGAATGCCAGTATGAGTAAAGATTCTACCTACAAATGTTGATGTCGTTGTTAAACCAGCAGGGCCTTTTGAACCTTTAGGTGCATCTGTAAAGTTAATTGTATCTTTAACAATTTGATAATTACCTAAGAATTTAGTTACAGTATCGCCAGCACTGTGATCCGCAAGTATAGAATTGAGTTGACCTTTTCTTACAAGAAGTTTATTTGTTGCTCCAATGCCTACAGTATCAATTTTCATAAATTCATCATTAATTTTAATAATATCTCCAGAGAAAAAGGAAGATATACCAGACAGAGTTATGAAATTAGATGTTTTTAGTGAATCAGCTGCTAATGTTGTGTTGACAGGTGATTGAATTGCTGGACTTTGAATATTATTATCAAGAGTAATTAAAGCCTTAGAGTTAAGGTTATTGGATGTAAATGCGTGAGTTGTTCCAACACCAACAGCTGTTACATCAATAACTTTAGGAATAGTTTGAAGTGCCTCAGCAGCGGTTCTAGCAAGTTTAAATTTATTTTCTGCAACTTTAACTGCAAATACTGTTGATGGTAATTTATTTGTAACACCAATTCCACTAATCGAGGTGGCTGCGATTCCGATACTCATTGTTGTACCAGCACCAGTTGGTGTATATGTTAATTCCTCACCAGTCTGGAAGAAATGATTATTAACAATAAATGTATCATTTGTAATATCAACAACATCATTATCTGATGAATCAAACACCTTATGGAAAATTGAATCACCATTATGTTCTAAATTAAATGAGAACTTAACATCGTTTTCTGTTCCAGTGTATGATGCATCAGACGCTTTAAATCTAGAATTTGTAAATGTAACTAAACCAACACTGTCAGATCCAATTTCACTAAAGTTGTATTGGAATACTTTAGTTGTTATCGCCTTATTTGCTGGTGGAGTTAGTCGAAGTTCAATATCACCACCAGTTGCAGACGAATATCCAACACCAACAGTTCCTATACCAGATCCATTAAAGTTATCAATATAACCAAATTCTGTAAAATGTGGAGTAGTTTGATCATGAATTGCAGTAACTTGAGTAACTGCATATTGATTATCTGTTGTATTATGAATTTCAATTAACGCATCAAATGCTGTATATGTAACAGAATTGATTCCACTGATTCGAGTTGGTTGTGGAGTCGCTGTCGCTTCAATGTTTGTTGTTGTTGTTAAAATTTCAGTACGTGATATTTCTGTGCTTCCAATTCCAGTTGCAGTGCCACCAATAGCAACTTGATGAATTCTCATTGTAACGCCAATTCCAGTATGAGGCGTAAAATAAACACTTGTTATTCCAGATCTTACATCTGCACCAAATGTTCCAAGTCCAGCATTCGGAGAGTTACTTTGAGAAGTATTCTCATTAATCATCTGAGCATAATCTAAAAGATACACCTCCTCACTATCATTCAACACAATTAATTCATTTAATTGAGTTCTTTCTGAACCACCTAATTCTTGAGTTTGTATGAATAATTTGCTGGTTGTAATTGCGGTTGATCCAAATCCCACAACCTGAACTGGAGATGGTTCTGTAGAACCAATACCAGATGAAGTAGAAATAATATCATATCCTGTTCCAAGTGATCGTGTGCTGATACCAGCTCGTATATTTTTAAATGTTTCAATTGCAAATATTCTTAATGCATAATTATTAAATCTTGACTTAGCTGGAAGAAATCTTAGATTACCGATTGACCCAGAAATACCAAAATCAAAATCTCCAAGATCAATTTCAGTCTCAACGCGACCAAATGGCAATATGTATCCAATTGATCCATCGTGAAGTAAATTAATTTGAATTAACTCTTTTTCTCCAGAGAACCGAGTATCAAATATCAATGCATAAAACTTAACTCCATCAATTTCACTGAGATTAAATCCAAAGATATCTGAAAATGCATCTGCACGAGGCTCATCATTAAATTGAGAACTCACGCTATCAATTGTTATGACCCTGTTAGATTTTGATTCAATATAATCAGTTAAAATACGATTAGAAAAATTAATTTCATCAGATGTGAGTAAATTATTAACGCTCTTAGAATTTTCAGTGACAAGATCAAAGTCATAACTCATATGCATTGACTCTTTTTCACTGACTAAATCAGAAACAACCACAACAGGAGAGGATGATATGCCAACGGATGCATTACTTCGATTTTTATCATCGGAAGATGCAATCGATACAACGCTCATATCCGCAAAATTTTTAAATCCAACAACATGTCCAAGACTGTTTACTGGATCTTTCCATGTGTCATATGAAATTGGACTTCCTAAAGAATATGAGAATGTTTGATAATAATCATTATCAGCTAATTTTTGTAGTTCTGTATTTAATTTACCAGTTTCTTTTCGGAAACCAGATCTAAATTCAGAGTCAGAATCAATATTAAATATAGAATCAAATTTATTTGTTTGTTCAATTATTCCGATTGATTTGGATGATAATCCGTTTATTGATTCTCCAATGTTAAAAGTATTATTTGATAAAACTTTAAGATACTTATTATTTTCATTCCATGCAACAACTGTTCCTACTTTATCACCAGTGCTTACTGTTTCTCCCACACTAAATTGATTTGGTACAACACTGATATCAAACTGAGCAAGATTTTCAAATGGTATCGCCTGTCCAGATGATGAAGATTCACTAAATGTGCCTGGATTAGTAACTGATGAATCTAAATTGTATGATACAGTTGCATTTCCTCCGCCTGGATTTGTATTTACACCAGTGATTACAAATGGCTCATAATTGTAATCAGATGAATTATATCCACTTCCTGCCGATCCGATACCTATATTTTCAACAAATAATTTATCTCCTAATGTAAATGGGTAAGTTGTTGAATCATAAGATCCCTCAAGAGTTAAAGTTACTAAATTAACACCACTTGTAAATGATAAATTTTTAATTTTAATTCCATTGTTATTATTTGTAGGAACAATTTTTGGATCTGTGCCAGATAAAGAATTTGTATTAGTTAAAAGTCTAACTTCTGATACAGAAGTTCCTTGAACATCTACTTCTGTTATAACTTCATTCTTAACTAATCCAGTAACACGATCAACAATAACAATGTTAGGTGGTTGAAAATAATTTTTACCACCAGTGTTAATTCCAATGCTTGATATTTTAGATAAACGATCCAATCTTAAAATCTGAGGTAATTGAACAGATGGTTGAATTGTTTTATCTGAGGAATAATCAAATCCAATATTTTTTATTTGATATCTTTTTAGTTGTCCAATATTAACGCTATTTAATTTAATTATACCACCAACTCCAAGTGTAGATCCAATTGAAGTAATTACAGGAATATTTGAATAATTTTTTCCTTTTGATATAATCTTAATATGATTAATTGCACCAATAGCTGATAGTGATGTTGTTGAGTAAGATAATTTTGTAGTTTCTTCCTTGGTGTATCCGTCTTTTTCTGGTCTCTTAACTAATGCAAATTCAAAGGTAGTGCTTCCAATTCCACTAATTGAATAAAGACCGTTATATCTACTATTCGATATATTTAAACTTGAATAATTAACAACATCAGTGTCAATAATTGTATTTCTCTTGAACGGTGCGTTAATGTTTAAATTAGTTGGAGTTAACTTGTAATATAAATTATCTGGAGTATTCTGTGTTACAGAAAGATCAACCCTTGAGGTTGTAGTAATGCCGACTGTTCCTACGCCTACAACTTGGAAACCATCATCTGTTTTATTATTAAAATATTGGTGCGTGAAATTAGAATCTCTGAATAATTCAAAATCAAATACTTGGGTTCTCTTTCCAGACACAACTTGACTTAGAGATGAATCTGAAACAGCAAATCCAACTTTATAACCACGAGTGAGTGATAGAGGTGGATTAATAAGAGCAATTGTATGATCAGATCCAGTGGATGTAAGTGAAATGCAATTTGGTATTAATTTTTTAGATTTAAAATCAGTTTCAGATAGTTTAATTGTATTCTTATCAACTTTGACTATAAAATATGTAAAACTATTAAATAATGGATTTGCTGGATTAGAGGATTTATAAAGTACTTTATCTCCTGTTTTATATCCATGATTAGGAATTACGATTTGATCTTTAACTATATCAACAGCAGAGGCTCCAAAATTAATTGGATTTATAAATGTCCTACGAGTTGCATCATCATATTGAACTTGGAAAGTAGTTGTAATGCCTGGTGTTACAGATAGTAAAACCAGATCTTTAAGTTGTAATCTATGAGGCTCTTTAGTAACAACCGTTCCAACTATTTTTTCAATAGAGCCAGTGATTTCTGTTTTTTGGGGTGTAAGACTATGAATAACACCAGTTCCGTGATCCTTAAAAAATAATTGATAAGCAGTAGATCCAATACCAGTAACAGATCCTGTTGAACCAATTGCAACTCTATTTGTTGATAATCCGAGTAAATTAGTGCCATTATTAATTGCAAACACTGGAGAATTGTTTGTCAATCTAAATGTTTGACCTATGTCATTTGATACTTCTAAAGTAGTTCCAGTATCACTTGAATATATTAATTTTTCGCCAGTTTTAAAGTTGTGATTTTGTAAAAATATATTTTGAGTTGGAATAAATCTTTCTGTAGATCCTCCGCCAATAACTCTAAATGAATATCTAATTGTTGAACCAATACCAACACCAGATGATTCTCCTAAAGCTACACTTTCAATTGGATTAAAATATCTGGGGACATTAATATTTGTTTGTATATCAGTATTAATACCAAGATTGAAGGTAATGGTTCGATTTAAATTTGTTACTAAAGATGCACTTGAATGAGCTGTTCCTAAAACACCATCAAATTCTCTTTTAACTCTAAGTTTACTATTAACACTATCAACATTTAATACTAATAATTTTTCTGTTGTGATGCCTAAAATATCATTTGCTTTTACTGCATTTAGAGAACCACTAACAGAAATATCTGTAACAATACCAGTAGCACCAGTTGTTCCGATACCTGCTCCCAATTGTAAAAATGATGTGTTAAGTCCTACTCGATGAGATCCACTCAATTTTCGTAGAGAATCTGTAGAAAGCCCAGAAACAGTTACGATATCACCTTTGGACAAATTATGAGGTTGAGATGAAATTCCTATTACGTCACCATTTAAATTATTGTAATTAAATACAAAATTTTCTATCGTAGTAACACTAGATGCTATCGATACAATTTCTTGACCCTCTACTCTTGATATCTGTCCTGAAAAACCACTTCCCTTATCTAAATTTAAAACACGAAGATCATCTTTAACTTGATATCCAGATCCAGCATTTAATATTTCAAATCGATCAACATCACCAGTGGATGCAAATTTAACATCAACTTCTTGATTAACTAACTTTCGACTATCGTGTATCCCCTCATACTCAACGCCAGAATTATCAAGTTTATATGGATTTGTGTTTCGATTAATTCCTATAAAATTTAAATTTGTATCTTGATTGTTTGTTTCAATAAAGTTAAACTCATCTGGTCGTGCTGCATAATTATCACCGATTAAATATGGAAAAACGGGAGCACGGAAATTTTTAAAAGATCCACTGGTTTCATTTTCACTTGGATTGATGGTTGCAAAGTAAGCAAAAGTTCCTTTTGGATAATCTGGAGTGATACAATATCTTCCATTATTCTCATCTAAATCACCATTTCCAAGATATTCAAAATCTTCTACAAAAAATCCAAGTGGAAATTCTGATATTGGTGGGCCATCCTCTCTTGTATTTTTAAGAGAATATCCAGATCTCATAATCCTTACACTACCACCATCTTTACGATCATATCCATATGGGCCATAAATTGGATTACCATCATATGCCCAACCGATAATGGGGGAGTGATTCAAGGATGCTTGTTCTGCGTTATTTAAAAGATTTAAATCATTTGATGTATAGTCAATAGTACCATCACTATTTTTTTGTTTAAGTATTTTTCTTAAACCTCTAGGAACATAAAATGATGTAAATTTAATTCCTTCATCATTATCACCACGACTTAAAAATCCATCGTCATTATAGAATATATCCTCATATCTTTTAACATTATTAACCGACCAAGATCTAATTTTAGGTAAAAATATGGCGCCCGTGCCAGGAATTATTTCTTGAACACTAACTGATGCTGTTGAATATCCAACACCGCCATTATCAACAGTAACTGAATCAACACGACCATTACTGATTGAAGAGATAATTTTTGCACCAGCACCGTCACCAATAATTTGTAAATCAGGAGTAGAGGTGTATTCTGTTCCAGAACGAGTTACAATTACTGATCTTATTTTTCCATCTGTTACGATTGCCTTATATTCTGAAGATGAACCAGAGGAAACTCGAACTTGTGGTGGAATACTAAAATTAAACGTTGTATTATTACCATAACCATTACCAGATTTTTCTATGTTAATTGATGTAATCGAACCTCTTACAATCGGATTAACTCTAGCGTGATAATTTTCTGGATGAGATGTATTGATTCCAATTGTTCCCTTTACATTTACAGTAATTGGAGGATAATTGAATATGTGTTCTCCCGATCCAACTGATGTTAATCCAACAAATTGATTTGAGATATAATTTTCATTCGATAAAGTTGTACCAATACCAGCAGCTGCCAGACGGAATCGGTCATCATTTACCTTTAAAATATAATAATCTTGATCTGTATCTAGACCTCCAATTTTAATTTGATCATTTGAATAGCGAACTATCTCACCATCTGAAAATCCATGATTTTGATATTCAATAAAATCTGAATATGTATTAATACCGCTTGTAGTAACTAGTCTTTTTTTATTTTCATATCCCTCGCCAGGATTTTCAATAACAACTTGACCCAATACAAGTTTTTTATTTAAACTTTGAAATCTTTGTGATCCATCAGCAAAACCTGTTAAATTTAAAAGATTTGATTTAGTTAATGCGTCATTTTTATTATTCGCAAGTTTAATTGTTGTACTATTAACTCTAGAAACAAAATATATTGACTCATTAATCAATCTAAGATCTGGATTTAACTGTATTGCAGTTGTTGTGATTCCAGCACTTGCAATACCAATTGCACCAGTGCCAAATGTTTTATAAATTACAGCCTCTCCATCACGGAATTTATGAAATGTTCCAAAACCGATTGTGTTATCTGCGATATTAATTGCGTTACCTGTAGATGATGCATCAAAATCAATAAAATGATCAATCTGTTTTAATCTCGATTTCGCAGTTGCACCCTTACCATTACCACCACTAATTTCAACGACTGGTGGATCAACATAATCAAATCCAGAATCTAAAATATCAATTCTTTCAAACTGACCTTTAACATTTGCTGTAGCACTGACACCTGTGCCAGTTAAACTTTCAATGGACACTGATGGTGGTGTAATAACATCGTATTGTGATCCACCTTCCAATACATCTATTGATTTAACGCCACCAAAAAAGATAACATCACCTGACTTATAGTTTGATATCTCTGTACCATTTACAAGGATGCCAGTGGTGCCTGGCGTTGTCTCACGCTTCACCCCGTCAAAGAGTGGAAAGAGAGGTATTCTTTTCAATAATTTTTGATGATCAAGTTTTTTATCTACAAGATCGGGAACGGAAATTTTAAAAGTTCCACTTCCCGTCGCATCCACAAAATCCCCATTTACCAGATCTGGTAATGAATTCGCAAGACGAATATTATTAGAACTTACACGACTAACATAATAATTTTTACCATCAATTAATTGACCTAAAAATCCATCAATTACATTATAAGTAACAACCTCTCCAGAATAGAATCCATGATCAGCCGCACCCTCTGTAACCTGTATTAACTGTATAACGTCGCCGCCAGTCGCGCCAGTCCATGTTACAGAACGATCTGGTGCAATGATAGGTTCATTACCCAAACTTGGTATTGATGGAGATGTAATGAAAGCAGATGTTTTAGAACGATTCTCATATACATTTTGAACATCAACAGTATATTTTGTAATATTATCATGAAGAGAACTATTTCCTCTTTTAAGTCTTCTACGAATAAAATTAATACTAAATTCACTAACATTAGGCAAATCACCAAGTATGAAAGTGGAACTGCTGACAACACTTAGAACACGACCAACCGCAATTAAATTGGATTGACCGTCTAAAACTTCAATTGTATCCTCTTCTAAAAATCCATGATCGGATTGAGTTGAGATTCTAAAACTACTACTTGATTGTCTTAAAATATTATTTGGAGTAAATTTTACTGGCGTATTATAAATCCATGATCCAAAATTAGCATCCTCAGAACTTTTATTAACCCCAAATGATCCGACTCTAACTTTATCACCCTTATTAAAATAAAAAGTTTTATTAGGTATTGAAAAATCTTTTAAAACACCTGTAATTAAAACTTCAATTTTTTTAGTAAAATTCGCAAATGAATATCCATATGCAACATTGTTATATCTTACATCATCGCCAATGTTTAAAACGTTAACAGATTCAGACAATCCAAGGAATTGATTTGTTGTTTTACTTGTATATGTGACAATGCCAGATATATTGGCTGTTGGTAGTGATAAAGATCCGCTTGTAGGAAATCCAACTGTTGTGTCAACCGTTAGAACAGTTGATCCAAGTGACACAGAATCGGTAATACGGGTTCTGCCTGGGACTACAAAATCACCATCAATTGAATCTTTTGATACAGTGATTTGATAGTAATTTTCTCCGCCATATAAAAATTCTTTAACATCCGATATTGCACCTGAAGCACCCTGAATATTTTCATCATCCACATCATTATCTTGAAAAAGTGTAGATCCTTTAAGACTTCTTGGATCACCTGTAATTGCTTTTACAACAAAATCCTGACCAAAACCATAATCTGCATCTGATGGTTTAATTAAAAATTCAGAAGGCTTGATAACATTAACTTCCTCACCATATAATGCTCTGAATAAAATTTTATATGATTCCTCTGTTCCTTTTGATCGATAAAAATCTTTAACTTGTCGTATAAATTTAACTTGATCTAAATCACTATCTAATTTACGATTCTCAAATCCACTTGCATAGGTTGTTTTAAGTTTATTTAAAAATTCTTTAATAAAAAGATTTGATAAATTAAAGACTTTTGATCCACCTGTATGTGCAGCACCAACTGATGATCTAAAATCTAAAACATCTGGTTTTGTTGGTTGTTTTAAAGCATTAACTCCACTAAATCCACGAACACAACCTGTAAATGAAGTTGTACCAATTCCAGTATATGTAATGATTTCATCATCAATTTTTAACAATCCATATTTACTGGGATATCCTTGTGTTGAATCTACAAAAATTGTAGATGAATATGATTCAGTATTTGTTGATAATCCAGTGAATTCAGTTAACGCAGCACCAACAAATGTTTGTAATTTAGTATATCGATCTATATTTTCAGCTATATTTGTTGATCCACCTTGAAATTCTTGTGAAATATAGTATTGTTTCATAAAATCCACAAAAAGTGGACTTTCTGTTTGCACAAATTCAGGTAACTGATTTTCAATTACCTGATTTATTTCGACTCTTTGTATTGATGTATCAATCATTAATATCCGCCGCCATAGCTAGATCCACCGCCGCCACCAGATGATGAAGGTGTGCTGCTTGTGGTTGTACTTGTTGTAGTTGAAGTTGTGTTGGTTCCACTAGTTGTTCTTCTTGTTGAAGTTCCAGTTGCTGATGTTGGAAGTAAATTCGTGGTGGTTGAGACTGGAGAGTTTGATTTTCTAGTAAAAGTTGGAGTGTAATAACTGTGAATATGAGGAAATTTAGATCCAGAGGTATTTTCACCAGATGAAATTGAATCCTGAACCATATTAATTGTTGTATTTGACATGTCAAATTTTACATATAAATCTCGAAGTCCAACAACATCATTTGAGTGAGGAATTGCTTGAATTTCAACCACGTTATTTGCAATTACTGTTGAGGTTATATTACAAGTATCTATAAGAACTTCACCGATCAAATATTTAACCGTTCCAGCATTTCTCTTTATAATAGTTGGAGTTCCACCCTCTTGATATGTAAAGAAGAACATACGACCCATTTCACGATTAACGACCTCATCAGCCATGTAAACAGTTCCCGTCACGCCCTCAATTGTAAATCCAGTTGAGACAACATTATAGGAGGACTCTTGACTATGAATATGATTTCCAAGACAGACCTCATATTGAGCAAATTGACCTATGACTGCTCTTAAATTACGACGAATCGTGACTAAAGTGATGTTTGATGTAATTGATGCATCAACACTGTCAATTAATGATAATGATTTACTATATTTGAATCTTCCACCAAATTTATTTACATCAATTGATCTCGAATATTGTGTTAAAGTATTTGATATGTTAGTTTTTAAATCATTTGGTTGATCATTTAAACTTGGATTATAATATGCGTTTACTTGTAACTCAACATAGAGATATTTCAAATCAACAAACTCTGGCACAATGCCAGCAACCGCATAACTTCTTAGTTTTTGAGTTAATTCTCTTTTTGTCTCATCAGAAAGAAAATCACCATTTCGAGGTTTTACTGAAATAAAAACTTTTCCAAATTGAGGTGGAGACATCTCCTCACCACCAAATGCTGTTACAGATTCAGTATTTGGATAGATAAATCCCAAAACCGATTCATAATCAGCTGATGTGACCGCACGGTATTGAGAGGAATATATTCTTGGTGCATAATACTTAATTGATGATATAGATTCAATCTCATCACCATCTCTTGATTTCTCATTCGTTGAGACTAATGAGATTAATCCAGCATCTATGATTCCTCCATCCTGATTTGTGATATTTCCAACAAAACTAAATTCAGAAGCACCATTTCCATCTCTTCCGTCTGTTACAACATAAGTTACCTCGATAAAATTATTATTTGTTAACTTTTTACCAATTATATTATCACCAAAAATTAATTCATATCGTTCATCCTCGATCTCTTGTAATAAATATGAACTTGACGTTGAGGTAATGCCAATAATGTTATCAATTTGTTGATAATTTACAGAATTAGTTGATTCATTTGATGGTTTAACTTTAACTCGAATTGTTGACGTATCGATAAAGGAGTTATCAAGAATATATCTTTGATTAAACAGGGAGGTATCAACAGTAAAACTTTGTGATATGAAACTACCCTCAAATATCTCAACATTATCAAATGATGCAAAGCCGTTCACAACTGGAACTGTTATACTCTCTGGAATGCAGAATATGTAGTTTGTATTTGATCCAGATCCATTACAGACGATGCCAGCATTTAATGTAAGGGTTGTGGTCTCCTCAAGACCATCCACAGTAAAGGATATTTTTGCTCTTGCGGATCGACGAGATCTCGGCACATAACCAATGTTTCTTGCGAGTGCAACAACGTTTTCTCGAAGTGTAGCGGAATCAAGAAAACACTCATTTGTTGCCATATTGGTATTATAGGCAGTCGTATATGTGTTATATGCTAATGCGTCAATAATTATCGAAAGATTTGATCCTTCAAAGTCATAATCAGTAAAGTTTGTGTTCGCCCTCAGATAATCTCTGATGGACGTTTTAATTTGATCAAAATCTAAATTAACGTATTGACCGAAAGCCATTATACTCTAGCTGGGAAAAGGAGAACGTCTACTTCTTGTGTCGGTGCTGGAAGACCAACAATATCATATTGAACCACACAGTTTAATTCATTTGAATTGGGATAAACAGTCGTAGTCACCTTTAAATTTGAAATTCTTGGTTCAAATTTAAGTATGGACGATTTAATTTCATCCTGAATTAAGATTTCATCATACTCTGTCGTTAAATCAAACAAAGCTTGATTAACCACTGATCCAAAAAGAGGTTGAAAGGGTTTTTCACCAATAATTGTAAAAATTATATTCTTAACAGATCTTTTGATTGCATCTTCATCACGAATTGTCACCACATCATTCGTCACTGGATGACGTTTGAAGGATAAATTAATATCTTTGAATCCCTTGGATGCCACTATTTACACAAAAAGTTTCCTGTTTTATTTATACCTATTTTTTACCGTTTTATCTCACGAATTCGATAATCAATCGAATATAGGTTATCAATAATGTATTTAGCAGCTATTTTTGGATCTTTTTTCCCACAGGTATAAAAATCAGCGCTCAAACAACCTTTTTCTGGCCAAGTATGACAGGAAACATGACTCTCAGCGAGTGCAAACATTAATGTTACACCACATGGTTTGAATTTATGAGTAAATGCACTCAAAATTTTCATTTCTGACTTTAAAATTGCTTTCGTAAAGATTGAGAGAAGAAAATGAGCTGAATTTAGCTGCTCAAAAGTACAGTCATAGACCTCAAGAAGCAAATGTTGACCCATTTCAAACTTTTTCATCCAAATGTGTGTATATTATAATGTTTCCGAATAGGAGAATACTTTAATTTTCGTGATTTTCTCCTTACAGCGAGATAGATGCGTAATAATGTGTCAGTTTTCATCCTAATTCGGGTTCAATGTGAATTTTAACAACGTCGTAATCATCCTCCAAGACCTCTTTAAGGTAATATTTATCCCAGTATGAATAATAATCGGTTTTTGCGAGTTTTTTTCTTGCTTCTGTCAATTCTTGACGAGGTTGGCAGAGAACGAGATTGTATTTTCCGTTACTTGTTGGAATGCCGTTGATTTTTGTGTTTGATTTTCGATGATCAGCGATAAATTTGTACTTTGAATAGGTTCGATTGTAGTCATCAACCATAGCATAGAGAAAATTCTCGTCATGATCGTCCTCAACAACGTAAATTATAACATCCCAACCCGCTCTCGGGCGAACTTTTCGTAATTTTTCGTCTAAAATGATAAATTTGGAGTTTGATGCATAGGGACACACCGCAAAATTACCTAATTCGGGTCGAATTTTTGATAATTCACCAATCCAATTTAAAATATGTTTATTTTTCTTCTCGTTCATCGGGGGTTGTCCAGAAATAATCATCACAATCTCCTAATCGACCCCACTTAACATCATTTTCAACCTCAAAAATACGTGTTGATACCTTAAAGTCAGGCATTTTCACCTTTTCGGGTGTCATTGATGTATCATAAATGCGACAACGGTTATTTGGATACAATGCAAACTGGCCATTTCTCAATGCCACCAG